GGCTTGCGCCTGCGCGGCTTCGGCTTCGACTTTGGCGGCGAGGTCGGCCTGGAGGGCGTCAACCTTCGCTTGAAGTTCGGCGTTCATGTTATCTTCCGAGGAAGTGTCAACCGCCTCGTCTGCGACGGGGGCTTCGACAATGGGCTCCGCGACAACTTCGGCGGGAGCAGCTTCTTCGGCTTTGATGGTTTTGGTCGTTTTGCGGGCCATAGAGTTTTGGAAAGTGTCAAAGCGCGCGCGGGCGGCTTCGGGTGTGATGGAGGCGGCGGCTTCCATGCCGTCTTCGATGTAATCGGCAAAGCCAAGGGCTACGGCTTCTTCCGCGCCGAGCCACGTCTCCTCTTTCATCATGTCGCTGATCTCGTCAGCATCCATGCCCGTCTTGCGCTTGTAGGCGTTGACGAGGGTGCTTTTCAGCTTGTCGAGGACATCGGCTTCTTTGCGGAGATCGTCCGCGTCACCCATGCTCATGCTCCACGGGTTGTGGATCATCAAAAGCGCGTTGTCGGCAATGGCAACTTCGTCGCCCGCCATTGCCACGACAGAAGCCATGCTTGCGGCAAGTGCTTCGACGTGAACGGTTAAGCCGCCTTGGTGCCGACGTAGAGCGTTGTAGATTGCGGTTCCTTCAACAACACTTCCTCCGACAGAATTGATTCGGAGGTGAACACGTTGGCCGGAAAGTTTTTTGAGGTCGGAGATAAACGCTTTCGCGCTCGTGCCTCCGAAACCAATTTCGTCAAATAGGGTGATCTCGGCTTCGCCGTCTGCGGTCTGTTGAATTGCATACCAGTGGCGCGCGTTCATTGCGCTTGCTGCGGTGTCAATGCGCTGCCGTTGTTTGTCGGCGGTGCAGGGTTGGGATTGAAAGTGGCGATGCTGTCGGCGCTGATGCCAAACTCGGCGGACAAGTCGGCCAGATACTTGGCCTCGACGGCGCGCTGGCGGAGTTGGTCTTTCCACTCAAGGCCGCGCTCGCTGTAGTCCTCGGAGTAGGTGCGGAGGCCGGCGCGGACATCGTTGAGGTTGGCTTGTGCTTCGCGTCCGTAGTCCACAGACGCAGCCGCCGGGCGCTGCCATTCGACGCGCCACCAATTTTCATTCTGCGGAATGAGGCCGCGCTGCATTCCTAGCGTGATGACGTGCGCCCAGACGCGGGAACAGAGGCGGTCGATGAGCAGGGCTTGGCGTTGCTCAAAAGTGCGTTGGGCGCGGACGAGCACGGCGCGGAGGGCGGCGCCACCGGCGTCAGCCGGGCGTGCGGCAAATTCCCACGGGACGCCGATGTTGAGGCAGACTTCGCGGAGGAGAAGGTCGCAGAAGTCTCTAAAGTTTTGCGTGGGGCGGTTCGATGTCCACGAGATCAGGTCTTCGCCCATGCCAAGGCGCGGGATGGCGCCGCCTGCGTTGCCGAGGGATTCGACGGTGACTTCGCTGTTGTCCTGCGCGTTGACGCTGGCGGTGGATTCGCCGAAGAAGTCGGCCCCCTGCGGGTTGCTCGACTTGATGGCGAGGGCGATATAGGAGGAAATCTTGAGCGCCATCTTTTCAAAGCTGATGGCGTCCGACACATCGCGAAGGTGATTGATGGATGGGGCGAGCGGCGTGACGTAGCGCAGTTCGTCGCCTTGGCTGGCCTCGCCAACGTGGATGAGTTGCTGCGCGGGGATGTCCTCAAAACGCTGCGCGGGGTCAACGCCATCGCCGACCAGATGGCGGTAGAAGATCGGGCGTAGCTGCGGATTGACCACCACGCCGTCGATAATGTTCTGCGCGCCGTCGCGGGCGGTCGGGTTGCTCGGCTCGTAGATCGAGGAGCGGGCGTCGCCGATGCGGTGGGCAAGGATGAGTTGCAACGCGGGATACCCGGTCGATTGCGCGGTGGCGCGGAAGAAAACCTCGCCGTCGCGGTCGATAGCGACCGAGGCGATGCGCTGCATCTCGCGCCAAGTGTAGCGGCCTTGGATATCGGCCACGCGCGACCATTGCTCAAAGAAAGTTTCGGCGGCGTTGTCCCATGCCTCATCGCCGCTTCGGGCCTGCGGGCGGATGCCTGTGCCTGTGGCGTAGCGGGCCTTCTCGCAAATCAGCCCACGGACAAAAGGCATATTGTTGTAGACCCAGCGGCTCAACTTCATCAGCCGTTCGCGGTCGGCGCCAGATACGTCGATATGGCTATCGGTCGCGGTCGCGTTGTAGGGGAATCGACGCTGAATCGAGGGCCGCGCGGCATCGTAGCTTTGCGCCTTCGGGCTGAAGGCTTTGGTCACAAGTTTCCAGCGGTCGGCGAGTTTCATCAGTGCAGCGGGTAGTTGAAGGCCGCGATGGCGGTCTTGCTGGTCTTGCGTGTCAGCCAGAGTTCCAAGTTGGCGGCGCTAAGATCCTTAATCTCTTTCCAGCAATAGAACGCCAGATCCGCAACGGTGCCTGCGGTCTGGTCGGGCGGGAGCGAATAGGAGTAGCTCTTGCCCCCCATGCTGGCGCTGACAAGAACGCGCCCGCCCTCCTTGGCGACGGTGAAGTTGTTGGAAGCGATGGCCTCAAGCGCCGCGACCGTCTTTGTCGCGTCTTTGTTGTTGGCTACCCAGACTGAGAAAACAAAGGAGCGCGGAGACATTGCTCACGCGCGGCGGTGTCAATCGGTGGGCTCGTCCAGCTTCGGCTTGATGATGTTCCCGTATTCGGCCAGCGCCAGAATCATCAGTTCGCAATCGAGCATATGGTCAGGACGGCGCCCGACTTGCTTCCAGATGTAGTTCTCGCGGCCCGTGAGCGGTGAGCGTTTGACCACCTTGCGGTGCGAATCAAGGTGCGCTTTGTATTCCTCGGAGGCATCAGCGGCCACCGTCCACGCCGGGCCTTTGCCGCCGCGCAGCCATTCAAGCACATCCTGCGCGGCGGGTGACGAGAACAGCATGAGGAAATAGCCGCGCCGATACGGCTTGAGGACGGAGATGGCCTTGCGGAGCGTCTTGCCGAATTTCACTCCGTAGCCGTCCGCGCGGTCTTCGCCCTTGGCCGGGATGTAGCGATTGCGGAGGCAGACATCGAGCACCTCGTCGGTGCGGAAGCCTGAGTCCACCACCACGAGCTTTGCCATCGTGCCGCCGATGTTGCGCTGCTGGTCGAGGCCAAGTTCCTGCACCTTAAATTCCAAGTCGGCCCAGGTAGTGAGTCGGCCTTCGTCCACGAGCTTGCTGCTGCCGTCTTTGGCGAAAGCGCGACAGGCGAAGTAGAAGCAATCTTGCTGAACGTCCACGGCCATGATGCGGGCAGTGCCTTCTTCGGGCTCGGTGCGGAGGTTGTATTCGCCAACGGTCAGCGGGCGGGATTCGTCGGTCATGGCATCTTCCCACGGCTCGGCGAGGATGCTGTTCACAAAATCTTGCAGGCCCATGAGTGAGGACTTGTCTTGCAGGAATTTGACAGCCAGCGCGCCGAAGCTGCGGCGCACGGAGTAGAGGGCGGAGAGGTGGTAGCTGCGGTGGCCAGGAAGGGCGTTGGCGTTCTCGGCGCGCCACTCGCCGGCGCGGAGCATTTTGGTTTTGAGCGCGTCGGTGAGGTGGCCGGCGCAGTGCGGGCACTCAAGGCGTGCGGTCTCGCGGACGCGCTTTAGATCCCAGGTGCCGTCGTCGAGTTTGGCGCCGTCGTCCCATTTCATCATGGGCCACGCGAGGAGGGTCATGGCGGAGCAGTGCGGGCACGGGAGCCAGAACCGGCGCTGGTCGCCTTCGAGCCAGGCTTTCCAGATCGAACCTTCCTGCGTGGTCGGCGTGCTCGTCATGACGATGAGGTGCATCGGGAACGAGGCGACGCGCTGGACGGCCAGTTGGACGGCGGCGGCTTCCTGCTTGGTTTTGGTTTTGTATTTGTCGACCTCGTCCAAGCAGAGGAGCGAAATGGAGCGGCCGGCGAGGTTGCCGGGGGAGTTCGAGCCGATGAACCAGAGGTGCATCCGCTGGAACGCCTGGTCGAGGTTTTTGAATTTGTCTTTGTTGCGGGGGAGTTGGGCGCGGAGGACGTCGTTGTCGTCGATCATCACTTGCCAGCGAGACTCGGAGAAGGATTGGGCGTTGGTCTGGGTGTCGAGCACCCAGAGCGCCGGGGCCGGCGCGCGGACGAGGCGGTAGGCCATGCCGACTTGGATGGCGGTCGACTTGGCCACTTGGGCGCCGCAGAGGAGCGCCATGGAGCGGACGCCGCTGGCGGGGTGGAAGCAGTCGAGCCATTCCCGCATGTAGGGGTAGCTGCGGACGCGGAAGGGCCCGGGCGAAGACGTGAAGCGGGAGGAGAAGGAGAGGTTGGCCTCGGCCCACTCGGTGACGCTTTGGCGCGGATGCGGCACCCATTGCTGGCGCCACATGGCCAGCGCCTTCTCGCGGCTATCGGGTATCCACTCGCAGCGCATGGCCGGTGTTGCTCAAGGTCGAGAAGACCTGCTCGAGGTA